GGGCATCGAGCCGAGCTCGCCGTCCCGGGTGCTGATGACGGCGCGGCCGTCGCGGTCGTCGAGGCCGATGGTCATCTCGACGCGGATCGTGCGGGTGCGGGTCGGGTCAGCCACGGTCGGCCTCCTGCGCGTCGACGAGCTCGTCGAGAAGCAGCGCGCCATCCTCGGTCAGGCTGATTGCGAAGCGCCCCAGTGCCTGCGGCGTGACGAAGGTCCGTTCGGCCTCACGGTTGACCGGGCAGTCGAACAGCGCCGGGCGGCAGGTCAGCGGGTGCTTGATCGTCCAGCCGTCCTCCCGGAACTCGACGACGTGGTGGGGTGTGTCGTCCAGCGCGGCGATGGCGGTGCGGATCCGGTCGAGCAGCTCGGCGGCCTCGGCGGCGTACGCGTCGACCTCGGCCTGGCCAGCATGCTCGGCGCCGACCTCCGCATTGGCCCGGGCGTCGCCGTACCGGGTGACGAGCGCGATCAGGCCGGCGGGGTCGGCCGGCGGCCCGTCGACGGGCGGGGTCAGCTCGGCCAGCGCGACGGCCACCGACGTGATCGCGCCGGTGTAGGCCAGGGCGGCCTGGAACAGCTCCCGGCGCTCGTGGGCGGTGCGGACCTTGCCGAGCTCGGCGGTGACCCGGGCGGCCAGGTCGGTGGCGCCACGACGGTACGCGGCATCGGGCGCCGGGGTCGCGACGGTGAGCTCCACACCGCCGGGGGCGGCAGCGAGGGTGAGTTCGTTGGCGGCATCGGCGACGCGGTCGCGCTCGTCGTCGGAGAGCTCGGCCAGGAGTACCCCGGCGCCGGGTTCGTCGGCGCTGGCCATCAGCAGCATCAGGGCGGCGGCGGCGAGGCCGGCCGCCCAGTTGCCGGGGTCGTCTTCGTCGATCGCGTCGAACCGGGCGATGGCGGCCACGAACTCGGGGGACGGCTCGCGCTCGGCCGCCGGGGCGGTGGTCTCTTCGGGTGTCACGGGTGCTCCAGTCAGGCGTCAGGGTCGGCGAGCCGGTCGGCTCGGCAGCCGCGGTTGGTCACAGGAGGTATCGCTCATTGCTGACCCACGAAGTGAGCCCGCACTGGCCGCAGTAGGCCTTGATCTGTCGGCCGTCTTCGCTCGGCCGGCGCTGTGCGCACCAGTCGCACCAGTCGACGACGGGCACGATTCGCGCCGGGATGGGGTCGCGTCGGTTGGATCGTTCGCCGTTGCACAGCTCGCACAGCGTGCGCAGGTTGTCGCTGCGGTCGCTTCCCATCGCCGACCACGGGATCACGTGGTCCAGCTGGAGGTCGTACGTGCTCCCGCAGTAGACGCACCGGCGGCCATCGCGTTCGTACACGAGCCGGCGAACCTTGCCCGAGATGCGGTCGCGCTCACCGGTGCGTAGCCGCGGCCAACGCTCCCGCTCCGAGAGGGGCGTCAACACATCGACGATGGCAGGTTCGCTGAGCACTTCGATTCGCTCCCTGGTCGGTCTGTCCACAGGCGACGGTGGACGGGGGTGAGTTGCGGTCAGAGCGTAAGAACTTCTTTCTCTTCTCTTCTCTTCTCTTCTAAGAAGGGAATCCGTATCCACAGGCGAACGGAATCCCTCTGGAATCCGTTCGGAACCGTGCACCCATTCCGCTCGGAATCCGGCCGGAATCCTCACGGAACCTTGCCCGCCTCGGCCGCCTTCCGTGCCTCCTCGGCCTTCCGCTTCCGGTCGGCGGCGCGGCGTTCCTCGATCGCGCTCATGGCCTCGTTGTGGCTGAACCACGCGGCCACCACATAGAAGCTGCGCTCCACGTCCCAGAGCACCGCCTCCAGCTCGACGAGCCGCGCGAGCTCCTTCTTCCACTTCGGCCGGCCCAGCCGGCTGATCTGCGCCTCGGACAACAGGCCGTCGACCGCGAGTTGCTTGCACCGCAAGCAGATCGCCAGGTACAGCAGCGTCGGACCGTCGCCCGCGGCGATGATCCGGTCGTCGTCGAAGAAGCTCACGTCGAGCGGTAGGTAGAGCCTTCCCCGCCGTGCCAATTGACCCTCCCCAGTGATGTTGTGGTGCGCCCCGGCCGCCGCGGTGCACTGCGCGGCGGCCGGGACCATGGCTCGTCTCAGCTCTCGACCGTGATGGCCTCGGGCCGCACGAGTGCCCTGAGCGCGTCGGTGATGGTGGTCAGTTCCTGCCGCAGGTCGCTGGCGGTCAGCGTCTCGTTGCGCAGCACCTGGCGGCCGTAGCCGCCCCACTGTTCGATGCCGATGTGGAGCCGCGCGGCCTCGATGGCGTTGATCTGCCCGCCGCACTCGGCGAGGGTGCGCTCCGAGAGCTCGACGTCGCCCTCTTCGGTGAGCTTTCCGAAGGCCGTGCGTTGGGTGTAGAGCGCGCGCAGCGCCTGGCGGATGGCGTCCTCGTGGGCGGGGCCGGCGATTTCCATGTGCTTGATCTGGAGCCCGACGGACGGCTCCTTGTCCTCGTCCGGCGCGCCCTCGGTGCGCTCGACCGAGGCGACCTCGACGATCCCGAGGACCCGCTTGCCGAGCTTGGCGTAGAGCAGCGGCACGTGCGGTTCCAGCGCCGCACTGGCGTTGGCGGCGAGCTTGCTGTTGAGCTTTACGACGGTCATTCGTCTCCCTCGTGTTCGCCGAGAATCGCGCGGTCGCGTGCCCGCGCCTCGGGGCTGGCGGGTTTGAGCGGGCGAGCCTCGGTCTTGACCTTGTGGATTTTGTTGGCCTTGAGCAGGGGGCATTCGACGCACGGCCGCTGGCTCTCGGTGAGCACCCGCGCGGTCTCGTCGGGCTGGTAGCGGTGGGTCACTCCGCCTCCGACCCGACGTAGACGCGCAGGATGACGCCGGGTACGTGCAGGGTGTGGGCACCCTCGCCCGGGTATCCCTTGCCGCTGAACGTTTCGATCACCTGCGAGTCGTCCTTCCATGCGCCCGACGCGGTCAGCGCGTCCTCGACGGCGCGCACCAGGTGGGACAGGTCCGGCCGGGTGATCGGCCAGGTGGGCCTGCGCTTCGGCGCGCTCTTGGGCTTCGGCATGGTGAAGTGCGCGTGCAGCGAGATCGGCCCGGTCAGTGGGAAGCCCTGCCACGTCGTGGCTTCGATGGCGGCCTCTGCTGCGTGCTGCACGTGCTCGCGCCAGGGCCGCAATACCTTCGCGTTGGAGTGCACGGACCGGCCCCGGCCGTAGGTGGTGATGGCGCCCTGGGGCGCGGGCAGGCCGAGTACCTGGAAGGTCAGCGCGGGGCCGTGCCAGGCGATGGTCATGGCATGACCTGCCCGCCCCGGCGGCGCCACTGGGCGGCCTGCGGGCACATCGCGAAGTGCGACTTGCGCAGGTCCGTGCGCCCGAACCGCTTGGCGACGGGGAGCACCCGCGCGAGCGGTGCTAGCTCGCCGTGCTGTAGCTCCAGCACGATCGTGCCGTCCTCGTAGGTGGCGGCGTCGACGAGCATCTTGCGGCCCCGGGTGGTGGTGGCCCAGATGACCTCGGCCTGGCAGGACCCGCACAGCGTCGTGATCCAGGCGCTCATGAGGCACCCCGTGCCTTTTCCTCGCGGTACAGCTCCCGGTATCGCTCGCGGTACTCCCGACCGAGGCGCGTGAGCGCGCGCGACCGGGCGGCGACGCAGGCCGTGACCATTGCCCGGTGCTTTTCAGCCGTCTCGGGATCGCGCTGCCGCCACGCTTGCTGGTAGGCGTTCCAGGCGACCGCGCACGGGTCGCACGGCTTCTCGCCAGCCTTCTGGTGGCGCCCACGGCCGCGCGCGGTCCCGACCGCGTCGCCGCATGCCGCGCTCACCCGCGCACCGCCGCCCTGCCCTGTACCGGCCAGTGGCGCCGGCAGTCGACGGGGTCGATGCACAGCGGCAGGACGATCCGGCCGTGCCCATCGTTGACGGTGCGCGTCTCGGTGCGGGTGCCGAGCCGGGCGCACGCCACGCACGGCTCCGGCGGGGCCAGCGCGGTCATGACGGCTCACCGCCCGCCGTCTGCTGGCGCTCGCGGCCGATGCGGTTCAGCAGCACGCCGAGCTGCTCGTCGTCGCCGACCTCGTTGGTCACCAGCGTCGAGCCCAGGCCGTGGGTCGCGATCTCGCCGCGCATCTGCCTGAGCCGGCCCAGCGACGTGCGCGGCGACGTGATTTCGTCGCGGTAGTCGGTCGCCTTGGGCATCGGCTGCTCGCCGCGCTCGATGAGCACCGAGTCCGGGTCCGGGTCGCCGGTGGGGATGGCCAGCATCTGCAACAGGCACGTGCGCAGCGCCACGCTCTGCGCCTTGCTGGTGGCCTTGTCGGAGGTGTCGAGGTTCTCGCCCGCGACGGTGGCCACGATCTCGTCGCCGGCCGGACCGACCCAGTGATACCGGACGGTGACGAGGCACTCATGGGACCGGCCGCCTTCCTTGCGCGGCACGTCGCGGTACTCGGCGGTGAGGACCTCGGGCACGATGACGACGCCGTGCTTGCGCAGGACCGGGCCGACCGCGTTGAGCACCTGGTCGATGCCGCGGAAGTTGTAGCGGGTACCTCCGCCGTTGAACAGTTGCGTCTTGCGGATGATGCCGATGTCGCGCATGATCCGGGCGACCAGCACCCTGATCGGCGCGTCGGGCGGGTCGGCGTCCTGACCCTCGGGCGCGTCGACGGGCTCCAACCCGTCCGACTCCAGGTCGGGCTCGGGCGCCGCGGTCGGCAGCGCGGTGGTGGTGGATTCGCCGGCCGCAACCGCGGCCGCGCGCTGGCGCAGTGCGCTACTCATCTTCGTTGCTCCCGTTGAGTCGGTACGCCGGGGCGATCCGGATCTGGTAGTAGTGGGTCGCGCCGACGCAATCCGCGTACGCCAGCGGCCATTGCTCGGCCAGCCGCGCGAGGTCGACCTTCGGCTTCGTGACCGGGTTGAACTCGAACGCCATCTCGCCGTCGAACGTGACGGCCTGGTGGCCGCTGGCGAGGCGTCCGAGCTCGGCGCGGGACCGCTTCAGCGCCCGGCCGGCGGCGCCGTGGCGACCGGACAGCGCGGCGTACTCCATCACCGCGCCGATGTCCTCCACGGACAGCTCCCGGGTGCCGGACCGGTCCGGGTGCATCAGGTTGTCGAGCTCGATGAGCGCGCCGGCCTTGTCGAGGTCCCACGGCGGTTCGACTCCGGCGATCAGGTGCGCCTCGCGCCAGGCGGTGACGTCGCCGGTGATGTAGTCGGCGATGGCCTGGTCCCACCTGACGACCGTCTGGCGGTAGTCGTTGCCGCCGATGAGCACCGCGACGTGGATGTGGTCGTATCCGGTGACCGCCATCTGCCACACGGTCTGCGCGAGCACGTCGTCGGGCACGTCACCGCGCCAGCGTGACGGCGCGGTGTAGGCGTTGCGGCACTTGACCTCCAGCGCGCACGCGGTGCGCACCGACCGGTCAAGCGGGCATTCGGCGACCCGGCGGTCCAGCGTGCTGGTGCGCCACGGGTGGTCGACGTTCGCGATCAGGCCGACGCGCTGGATGACGGACCGGTTGCGGCGCGCCCACTCCCGGGCCACCGGGTCCTCCAGCAGCTTGCCCCACAGGGCGGCCTCACCGGCGTTGTCGGCGACCTCACCGCGCTTGTCGCGGTAGACGTGCAGCGCGGTGCGCTTGTCGGCTACGCCGAGGATCGCGGCGACGTCGGACGAGCCGATGCGGTTGTCCGCCTGCCGGGCGGCGAGCCACTCGGCGTTGTCCGCGTCGGCCGGCAGCAGCCGCACCGCGGTAGGCGTGATTCGGCGCGTCATCACTCGGCCACCTCACCGCTCGGCGGCGAGCACCGGGGGAGCGCGCTGTTACGTGCGGCCACGCGCCGACCGAGCCCGATGTAGGCGGTCCAGCACGCGAGGTCCAGCTGGATCTCGGTCCGGAACTCGCCTGCCGTAGCGGCACCGGCTGGGTGGCGGTAGATCGAGGCGCCGAGGCCGAGGCACCAGCCGACGTAGCGGATCTCGACGCGCCTCATGCCGAGCACCTCCGCCCGAGCCCGACGACCAGTGCCCGGCGCCCGACCGCGATCTGCACCTCGGCGGGGAACTCGCCGGGGAGTAGTCGCTCGCCGCTCCAGCAGATGACCAGGCCGATGCCCGCCACCCGCTCGACCTCGACGCGCGGCTGCCGCACGTACCCAACGGGTGGCCCGATCACAGCCGCCCCCAGATCCTGCGCCAGGTCTGGCGGGTGCGGCACCAGCGCATGTTGCAGCGGAGGTTGGCGTCGGCGAGCTCACCGCAGCGGACGCACTCCGGCGTCGGGTCGTCGGGCCCGGCGAAGGCTTCCGCCGCGATGTCCTTGCCGCACAGCGCCAGGTCGCGGTCGCAGCAGTAGAGGTGCACTGGGTCGAGCTCGGGCGGCCCGGAGCGGAACAGCCGCTCCATCCAGTCGAAGCCTGAGCCTGGGGTCTCGGTGGTCGTCACGGTGTGCTCTCCGGGGTGGTCTCGATGGGCGCGACGTAGTCGCCGCGCTTGAGCTGTGCGATGTCCGCCCGTGCGGCGGCGACCCGCTCGGCCACCTCCGGCGGGATCGGCGCCCCCCGTTGCTGCAACCTGGCCATGCGCCGGGCGAGCTGGCGCAAGTCGTCCTTCGCCCGCCAGAGCTTGATGGCACCCGTTTCGGGCGACGTGCTCATGCGCTCACCCCGGCGAGCTCTCGCACCTGGTCGAAGGTCGTGGGCACCACCCGGTGCTCGCCGGTGCGCCAGTCGTCGCCGGCCAGCTTCGCCAACCGCGCCTCGATGCGCCGGTCGAACCCGGCGATGCGCTCATCCAGCAGAGCGCGCATCTCCAGCAGCTCGGCGCGCGCCGCACGGAACTCCGCCCGCAGCTCGGCGGTGTGCGGCGCGACCGGGCGCGGTGGGCGCGGCGCGGCGAGCTCGGCCAGTGCCGCCGCGCGCTCAACCTCGGTGTGCCGTACGGGCTCAGCGATCGGTCCGCTGGCCGGGCCGGACGACCGCTGGCGGGTGGACAGCTTGCCCACCAGGCCGCAGAACAGGCCTACCGCCACCGCTGCCGAGATGACGTACGCGAAGAGGTGCGCGGTTTGCGAGAGGGTCATCGCGAGTCTCCGTCCACTGTGGTGCTCGCCAGGTGATGTGCCGGGCGCACCACCCGCACGGGCATATGCCGGCGGGGGTGAGTGGTGCTCGGCGCCGGATGGGGTGGCTCCGATGTGACCGCCTCGCGGGCGGTGGCGCGGCGGTAGGCGGCCCGCATGTCGCTCAGGGCGCGCACGGTCAGGATGCCGAACCCCGCCGCCAGACCCGCGATGAGCGCGATGACGGCGATGGTCAGGATGGTGTGGGTCATTCGGTCGTCCGATCCGGCGCGACGGAGTACTCCGCGAGCGCCGCTTCAAGGCCGGTGATCCGGCCGGGCTTGTAGAGCCGGGTCAAGCCGCGCGGCGCGCCGGTGACGGTGCCGTCGGCGTCGCAGTGGAAGTAGGCGTAGTTCACGGTGCGGTTGCCCCCACGGCGCGTTTCGCCGGCCAGCACACGGATCTGGTAACCGCCCTCGGGGCGGGTGGCGACGGCACCGCACCACCGCTCACCCCACCAGTAGCCGGCGAGGGTGAACCGGTTGACGATCAGGGCGAAGGGGATCTCGCGCAGGGCCTTGGCCTTGGCCGTGGTCATCGAGCACTCTCCAGTGCGGGGTAGTAGGGGGCGAGCGGCTTGAACGCGGCGTCCAGCTCGGCGTCCAGCGCCAGCCACGACGGGTCGTCCCGGGTGGTGAGCTCGCACGCGTCGTCGCCGAACGGGTCGCGCTCGGCGGTGTCCGGGCCGTCCTTGAAGATCAGCCAGGCCAGGATGCCCAGCGCACCGAGGACCACGGCGACGGCGAGGATCGCGGCGAGCAGTAGCTGGCTCACGACGCGCCGCCGACCTTGGCCAGGATCCGGTCGGCCTCGGCGATAGCGCGGGGCTCCAACAGCAGCACGATGGCGAGCAGTCGCTGCTCGCCGTCGAGCACGTCGCGCAGGCCGTCCCACAGCCGATCGAGCCACGCCTCGCACACGGTCGGCGGCTCGTCCAGTGCCTCGGCGACGTTCCAGGAAACGAGATCCCGGTGCGCCTGCTCCAGCACCTTGGCGACGGCGGCCCGGGCGGCGTCGTTCGCCCGGTCCTCTTCCGGCGTGCGCTCAGTGCTCATGACGCCCGCTCCGACCGCTCAAGGCTGGCCGCGATCCGCTCCAGCGCCGAGGCGATGCGGGCAGGCACGGCCGGTGCTGCCTCCCCGCCATCACCCGTATGAATCTGTTCTTGGCCAATGAGCCAACGCATCGCGGATGCCGCGTCCAACTCCAATTCCCCGCCGATCTCCACCGGCTCGCCCGTTCGGATTGGCAACAGGAGCATGACGGGGGGCACCCCGAGTACCAGCGCAAGCGTGAAGACCTCGTGGATCGTCACCGATGTGCGCCGTTTGGATTCGACATTGGCCACCACTGAGCGATCCCACTTCAGCCCCGCCGCCTTACACCGCTCGGCGAGCTCGGACTGTGTCCAGCGCCGCTCCACTCGGTAGTGCTTGACCTGGGAGGCGAACCACTCAGTAGGGCTCATGACGCTCGCCGTCCCGGGCCGGCGCCGATCGCGAGCGGCTTGCAGTCGTCCACATCGGACGCCCGGTCGCGCGCCTCCTCAGCCAGCAGCGCGGTCGCCGCGATGCCGTAGGTCTGCACCCGCTGGTGCGCCAGAGCCCAGTCGCGCTCCGCTTGCTGCACCACGTCGAACGTCCGCGTACGGGCCTCGGCGGTAGCGGGGTGCATGCCCTGGTACCGCTCGCGGCCCTGCGCCAAGAGGCTGGCGCGCCGGGCCTCGGACTCGGCGAGCAGGTCGAGCGCGGTGCGCATCTTGGCCAGCATCCGATCGGCGGTGTGGGTCATCGCCCACCGCCGACGTACCGCTGGGCGAGCGCGGCCAGGCAGACGCCGAGGATCAGCGCCACGATCGTGACCAGCGCCGGGATGGCGTCGCGCCAGCTACCGCGCCGCATGGCTCACCGCCCCCCACACGGTCTCGTCGACGAGCGTGATGCGTGCCCCGTGGGGCAGGTCGCAGCACCGGCCGGTCACCAAGGCGTTGAAGCGGTGCAGCGCGGCGGCGGCCGGCATGACCACGGTCGGCAGCAACTGCCCGGCGGCCGTGGTGATGACGACGCGGCACGGGTGGCGGGTCACCGGGTCGCCCCCGGGCACCGGCTGGCCGGGTGGCCCTGGCGGATCGTGCGGCTGGCCTCGTGCTGGTCACACACCGCCGGGATCGAGCTGTCCACCAGGCCGCACGCGGCCTTGACGCACCCGCAGGCGTCCTCGATGGCGCTCCCCGACCAGGAGCGGCCGATGTGCCACGCGCCGGTCGCCTCGGCCAGAGCGAGCGGGGCGAGCGGCGAGTCCTCCGCGCGGTGCCGGCCGGTGTACGGCGGGCGCAGGCCCACCCAGCCCTCCGCGTCCGTGACGATCGGCAAGGTGGTCAGCGGGCGGCCCTCTTCGTCGCGCTGCTGGTGGCGCTCGCGGTAGACCTTCGCGCCATCGCGCCAGGGGGACGGCATCGGCAGGCCGCCGAAGGGCTGGGTGAAGTCGAAGCCGCTCATGCCGTCACCGCGGCGGGCTGCTCGCGCTCGCGCTCGACGTTCAGCACCGGGTGGCAGCGCCACTCGACCTGCTCGACGACCTCGGTCACGGTGATCGTCGGGACGGCGGCCAGCGCCTCCGGGTCCTTGACCTCGGTGGTGACCTCGGTCGTGCCGGTGACCACCCGCGTGCAGACGTCGGCACGCTCGCAGATCAGCTTGACCCGGAGGCCCCGGAACGCGCCGATGAGGTAGTACTGGCCGTTGTCCGATGCCGCCTTGTCCTTCTTCCCGGGCATCGCGCTGGCCCACGCCGCGAGCTGCTGGCGCTGCTCGTCGGGGCCGTAGGGGATCACGGTCACGTAGCTGCCGGTGCCGGTGTGGGGCAGTTCCAGTTCGGGGTGTTGTTCCAGCGCGCGGGCGAGCGCCCGCAGGCCCTCGATGTACTCGTTCCGCCGGTGGGCGTCCCGCTTGGCCGTCGCGATGTCCGTCACGCGGTTGTCGGGTAGCGTCTGGGTCATGGCTGGACCTCTCGTGTAGGTCTGGGTATCTGGGGGCCCCCGGTGCACGCCGGGGGCTTCTTCATGTCGTGGCCCGGCCGGCCGGCTGACTTGCGTCGAGCTACATGTGGGCGGCGTGGTCTTGCCGGCCGGCCGGGTGATCAGGGGGAGGCGGCCGGCGGCGACCCCTCAGCGCCAGCCGGCCACCCCCCGACCCGGCCGGTGCTCAGGGCGACCGCTAGCGCCCTGCCTGGCGGGGCACCGGGGTTGCAGCCCCGGGAGCGACCGATCGGGAGCTTGTCCAGCGCGAGCAGCACCGAGGCGAGCGCGGCAACGGGGAGCATGCCGATGCGGGGGCGAGTCGGCTGGGTCGGACGGGGCCTCGGCGGGCGGGTCGGCGTAGGGCCGATCGGGCCGGGGCTCATGAGGCGTCCTGTTTGGTGAGCGGCAGGACGTCCTGAGACAGCCGATTGACGATGGCCTCGCAGTACCGCTCGTCCGCTTCGATCAGCACCGAGCGGCGGCCGGAGAGGCGGGCGGCAACCGCAGTCGATCCGCTGCCGGCGAACGGGTCGAGCACGATGCCGGCGGGCGGACAGGCGTACTCGATCAGCGGGCGCAAGAGCTTGACGGGTTTCTCCACCGGGTGAATGGACGCTCGCCGCCGCATGCTCGCCGCGTCAATGACCGAGTGGACAAGCCGAGTGCCGTCGTCGATCCAGCGCCCATGGCTCTTCGTGCCGCCCCAGTGGGACGGCTTCGAGCCGCCCGGGCCGCGCGGTGCGGTACGGCGGGTCACGGTTTCACGAACCGCCTCGTGGTGGATATTTGACCAGCGCCCTTGGTACCAGTGGAGGGCCATTTCGTGGACGCGCCGAAACCGGTCAACGTGCATGCCCACGCCCCACGGTTTGCGCCAGACAACATCCTGCGAAAGCCGCCAGGCGGCGAACTCGTCGCGGCGGTCGAGGAACATGCGCATGGACCCGAAGCACCAGAGGCTGCCGGTCACCTCGGCCGCCACCGCTGGCCAACCGTCCGGCCAGCGATCCCACTGCAGGGACGTCTCGCCGTACGGCGGGTCAGCTACGGCAAGGTCGAACCGCTGGCCGAGCTCGGGCAGCACCTCCCTGCAGTCACCGAGGTAGAGAGCGGTGGCGTCGTCGGAGTAGTAGGGCGTCACCGGGTACCCCTCACCCGGCGCGGCAGCAGCCGCGTGTGGGCCAGCGACAGCAGCAGCGCCGTGCCGCCGATCGCGGCCTCGGCGAACCCCGGGGGCAGGCGGTGGCCGGCCAGCACGGTCGACGCGGCGAGGATGGCGGAGGCTCCCACGGCGATCAGGGCCAGCAGCGCGTAGCAGACGACGCGGTCGCTGCGGGTCATGAGGTCACGCTCGCGGCGGCCTCGGGGCGGACGGTGGCGCTGACCTCGATGCGACCGGCGAACCACCCGGCGAGGGTCGCCTTGCTGACCGGAATACCCGTCACGGACTCGATTTCGGCGGAGATCTTGCGCCAGCTCTTGCCCGGCCAGCGCGCGGTCACGAAGTCAGCCAAGGTCCCATCGAGCCGGACCTCAATCAACTGGTAGAGGAGGCTGGGAGACTGTTCCATGGCGAGTAGTGTGGGCGCTGACGCGTGAGCTTGTCAATGGCAAGTCCATCGGCCGTTTGGCTAGTCGCTCCGTCAGGTGACTAGGAGTCTGGACACTTGCAAGGTCTCTGGCCACCGTCCAGACTCATAGCCATGACAATTACTGGGGAGGAACGCTCGACCACCGAGCGGCGGAACGTGCCCATGGACACGTTCGGGATGCGGCTCATGCTGGCCAGGGCGTACGCGGGGCACATATCGATCCGGGATGCCGCCGACCTCTGCGGCCTCGGACGGGGCGCGTGGACCAACTGGGAGAAGGAGGCGAAGCCCTCCGATAAGTGGGAGACCTGCGAGATCATCAGCGAAAAGCTGGGCGTCGATTTCGAGTGGTTGTTCCACGGAGGCCCGCTTACGCCCGAGCCCAGGCGGCGCCGCGACCGGCACGGACGGGGCGAGGGCGGCCAGCCTGGCGGCCGTGCCGTAACGTCGGCGTATCCCGGTCTGGCCGTTCGGCCATCGCACGGACCGCTGATCACCGGCCAGAAGCCAGGCATTCACCGACCGAACGGTGGACGTCCCGGCACGCCGCCACCCGCGGAGCTCAACCGTCCGCACATCCTGGCTCGGCCGTAAGGCGCGAATGATGCTCGCATCCTTGGATCAACACGTAGGGCGAGATCACGATGACGCGATGGAGTCATCGACCATGATCGAAGCCCACATCACCACACTGATCTCTATCAACCGCGCGGACACGACGATCTTCTACGCCGAGCGTTGCCTCCGCCAGGCCGACCGCGAACTGAAGTACGGACTGCCGGTCGCCAGCCGGCAGGAGATCGAGACCTGGCTGGCGCACCGGGTGCCCCGCGACGACCCGATCGCGGCCGCCAACTGGCAGCCCTGGTCGACATGGACGCGGATCAACTACTACGGCCACCTGCGCCGGTTCTTCACCTGGGCCACGGACCCCGATGATCCGTGGATCTCGATGGACCCGATGCGCGGGATCAAGCCGCCCTCGGCACCGAAGGGCATCCCGCACCCCATGCCCATCGACCTGGCCCACTGGGCGGTCACCGAGGCCGAGCAGCCCTTCCGCCGCGTCTGCATCCTCGCCGCCTACGCCGGCCTACGGCGCGCCGAGATCACCCGGCTACACAGGGAGCACATCACCCAGTCGATGATCAGGGTGATCAGCGGCAAGGGAGATAAGGACGCGCTCCTCCCGTGCCACCCCGCCATCTGGGCCGAGGTCTGCGACCTGCCGCCCGGCCCGCTGATCCACCGGCCCGCCTACCGGCGCGGCACCAGCGGCGAGCTCACCCCGGACTGGGTCGGGTCCAGCACGAACCGCTACCTCAAGCGCCACGGCATCCCGGACACGATCCACTCGCTGCGACACCTGTACGTCACCGAGGCGCACAGGCAGACGGGCGACCTCCTGAAGACCCAGAAGCTCGCCCGCCATGCCTCATCCGACACGACCGCGGGCTACGCCTTCATCGACGAAGACCTGAGCGCCATCGTGTTCGCCATCGCGATCTAGGACTCACGCAGGATCCTGGGCCGGCGCTGTCGAGGCAGCGCCGGCCTCCGCGTGTCCGTCGCTACCTCCAGCTCCACGACCTCGACCCGGGGCACCCGGCGTGCCGGGGGGTGCCACTGCCGGGCCACGACCGCGACGTCCGCTTCGCCGGCCATGAGCATCGCGGTCACGCCGGCCCACCCGGCGCCGGTGCCGTCGTCCTCAACCAGGGCGCAGACGATGTAGCCGTGGGCCGCGCAGTACGCCAGGCACAGCTTTTCCCACCGGTCGCGCTCGCCGACCGGGACATAGATGATCGCTCTTTCGGGATCCGACACTTGATCTCCCCCACAACGTGAAAATGATTCCGTGTTGGGAGGAACGATCAGTCTCGAAAGGGGTTACGGCCTAGATCAAAATTGCTTTTCAGCGAGCACCCCCCCCCCGCTGTTTTACAAAAGCGCAGGTCAGGAGTGCCGGCCGTGCTGATTATGCTTAAAGATATTGGAGTTTCGGGGGGGTACTGGAGACGTCCGGCTGACCCCCGCACAGGGGTCGCCGATCGGGCGACCCGCTCAGACCTTCCAGTCGGTGACCGGGTCATCCTGCGGCCGGTACTCCACAGCCGCCGGGCGCTTGTCGGACGGCACGGGGAACACGATCCACCCGCGCACGCACCTGCCCCACGCCAGGTCGTGATCGCCCCACGGATACTCCGGTAGAGGGAACTGCTGGTACCCGACGCTTGACGGCTCCGCCTCGGTCGAGTCGGCGTACGCCAGCACCCACGGGCCGTGCGACACACTGATGCCCGCCTGGTTGCCGACCGGCTCCTTGCTGGCGCAGACCTTCACGTCGGCCGCGCCCCAGGTGTAGCCGGCCTGCTCGGGTCGGGTCGCGCTGCGGGCTACCGGCTGCTTGTAGGCGTACACCGTGGCCGACGCCTGCGGGTCCGGCGTGGCGGTGCGGCCCATCGCCAGCAGCTGCTCGACCGGCGGGGTCGGCGACGGGGCGGCCGCGGTGGTCGCCGGTGCCGCGGCGCTGGAGGTGACGGCCGCGGCGACCGCGGGAGTCACCGCGGTCTTGGCGGTGACGGCGTACGCGGCGATGCTCGCGCCGACCACGAGCACGGCCGCCAGGCCGCCGGCCACCCACGGCCAGACGCGAGGTCTCGGTGGGGGCGGCGGCCCGTACGGCGGCTCGGTGACGTACGGGCCGGGCGGCTGGTACGGCTGGTGGCTGGTCATGGGCGGTCCCTCCGGTAGGCATCGACGGCGCCCAGTGTGACTCGCCGGGTCCACCCGGTCACCGGATGATCAGCTACTGGCGCGCGTCACTTCGGCGGCTTCTTCGAGACGAAACGACCTTCTCCGCCTCTGCCCTCGATCCATCCCTCACGCGTAAGGATGAGTAGAGCCGACCGCAGCGTGCCGTACCCGACGTCGTACTGCTCTTGCAGCTCAGGGCCGGTCGGAAGGCGGCTGCCGGGCGTGAGTGCGCCGGTCCGGATCAGGTGGCGGATCGCTTCCACCACCTGTTCATATTTGGGCGTGGCCATGCTGGGTGTCCTCTCCTCGGGTCGCACACCCAGTAGATCAGCCATTCCCGCCCCCTGTCGACACAGTCGATACAATCCGTGGTCCAGAGTGTCGACACTGTCGACACTGTCGACTAGCATCCTAGCCGTCCCCTCGGGTCGCACTGACGGGACAACCCGGCCCGCGACTTCTCCCCCGAGGCGCGCGGGCCAGCGCCGGCCCCGAGGTCCGCCGTCAGGGGCCACGGGGCCGGCGCAGGGGACCGATCCACCCGAACCACCCCTGGTACCGGGAGGGCAGCCCATGCGCTGGGATGCGGAGTTAGAGGACGAGATGAACCGGCACCAGCCGGGGCACCGGCTGGGCGTGTACAAACAGCCGCTCATCTACCAGCCGACCTTGCGGGACCGATGGCGCTTGTGGCTGGCGGCCCGGGCCCAGCGGCGAGCGGTCGGCCGTGGGCGGCCGTAGCCGGGCCACCCCGGCCGAGGAGGCCGAGTACCGCGACGGCGCTACCCCTGGCTGGTGGCGCACGGTCGACCTCGACACGCTGCCGCCCGAGCTGGCCCTGATCGCCGCCGATCGCCGCAGCCAGCTGGTGTCCGACCCGCACACCCCTCGCGACCTGTGCCGGTGCGGGGTGGCGATCGTCCTGATGGGTACGCGCTGGGCGCATCTGGCCGCGCCGGGGGACCCGCCGGACCGGGCCATGGAAACGCCGATCGGCTCGTACCACGAGGCCGCGCCGACCGGCGCGTGGGCGGTCAAGTAGGACACGACGAAACCGGCCCACCCCCGAAGGGATGGGCCGGTTTCTGTTGCGCCCCGCAGGGTGCTTGTGGTCTGGCCGGACGCGCCGGCCAGCGAGAATGAGCCTACCGCACGGGTCCGACGTACTTCCCGGTCACGCCAGCGGGCGCGCGCGACGAGTTGGGCACCACGTACACCCCGGCGGCGACCAGCGCGGCCAGCGCCAGGTTGAGCCACTCCGCGCCGCTGATGCCGTCGGTCACGTAGCTGGTGAACAGCGACAGCACGGCGAGCACGATCGCGACCGCGGTCTTCGCCCAGGTGAACGTCGGCACGTTCGCCGCGATCCACACCCCGGCGCCGGTGGCGATGGAGATGCCGACCTGGGTCCACTCGGTGGCGGTGACGTGCCCGTCGGTCAGCACGCTGATCAGGGTGACCAGCGCGGCACCGACCAGCGCGACCAGGAACTTCGCAGCCTTCATGATTCTCTCCTTAGGATCGGGGCGGCCAGGACCACGTGCCCGGCGGGATGTCGCCGGGCACGACCGCGCCGAACGGCACGTCGTACTCGGGGAAGCCACCCAGGGCGCCGGGCGTGAATACCCAGAGGTGGACGTGCATGTCGTCGGTGAGCGCCGGCACCTCGCCGGACTCCACGCCGCGCGGGTCGAGCGTGGTCACGTCGGCGGTGACGATCGCGGCCCGCATCGCGCACAGGCCCTGCTTGCCCCGGTAGCGCAGGATGCGGCCGGTGGTGGGCTTCGGCACGGCGGTCGGGCCTGCGGGCGGAGTCGAATCGGTCAAGGTGGTGCCTCCCGGGAGATCGGATTTCAGGAACCGCGCCGGCATTGGCGCAGGTCAGAAGGCCCGAGAAATATTATTCGGGCGATTACTGCAGGCTCAGCAGCCCAGCCGGACGCGCAGCGCGTGGATCTCGGCCGCGACCTGTCGTCCGGTCGGCGTCGTCGGCGGCTGCTGGCGGTACGTGTCGTCCAGCGTGTTCACCAAGCTGCACCAGTTGCGGTTGGACTCCTGCGCAACCCGGTTGGCGTACCAGATCGAGTTCACGCCAGCGGCGAGAGCGCACAGCAGCGTCACCACGATGAGGTACAGCACCGTGCGGTTCACCGGTCGGTCCATCGCACATCACCGCCTGACCAGCTCGGCGACCAACAGCGTGATCACTGCGGCGAGGAGTGCGAGGGAGATGGAGGCGACGGCTCGGGAGTAGCCGGTAGCTCCCCTCTGCCACGGGATAGATGCCACAGGGCCGCCGCGCTGGGCACCCCCAGCAGCCCCGCCGCCATGACCAGCAGCTCGGGGTGGATCTGGCCGGTCAGCTCTTCGTGGAGCGCGATCCAGACCGCCAGCACCGTGCTGGCCGCGTCCCGGACGATCGCGATCATTGCCTGCGCGCGCACTCACGGGTACCGGCCCGTCAGCTCTGCAGGCGGGCGGCGAGCAGGTCGGCCACCTTGGCGGCCAGCGCGTCGACGTCCAGCGCCGGCACCTTGGCGGCCAGAGCCGCGACGATGGCGTCCCGGTCGGCCTGGGTCAGCACCAGCTGGGCCGGGGCCGGGGCTTCGCTCGCCGCGGCGAGAATGCGCGCCAGGTAGTTGGCCTCGGTCACGCTGGTCGACTCGTCCAGCTTGGTCGGGACCTTGTATGAAGCCAGCGGCGTCATCGCCGCGTTGATGCGCATCGCGGCCTGGAGCACGTTGAGCAACTGGTTGTCGGTGAGCTGTGCCATCGGGTCGTCCTCCGTGAGTGTCGAGCCGGTCAGCAGCGCCCAGTAGTCCTCGACGCTGCCCCGGTAGGCGTTCCAGTCCAGACCGCCCGGACCGGCATCGGTGTATTGCCACTGCACCGGCGTGACTCCGCCGTACGCGTCCCAGCCGGCGCCGTCGTCGGTGTAGGCCCTGTAGTTGCTGGACACCAGGCCCACGCCCAGCGCCGTACACAGTGGACGGAGGTCCGGGCTGCCGAGCTGCTGCCAGTACCAGTGCGGCAGGTACACCAGGTGGACCAGGCCGCCGCGCTGGCGATAGCGATGCACGAACGCGATGGCATCCGCGACGCTGGCGCTGGCCTTGCGGTTGGTCTCCACGTCCAGCATCAGCGGCACGGTCGAGCCGCACACCGCGTACGCCAGGTCCGCCTGGCCGGCGGCGCTGACGCCCAACGACGGCGCGTTGAGGAAGTGGTAGCCCGCGAACTTGATGTGCGCGGCGGCGCAGTGGGACTTGAATTGCTCGAACTGGGCGTCCCTCGCGGCACCGATGCTGGAGCGCGCCAGCACCACCGGGGCGCCGGCAAGGGACGCACCGGTGTTGTACGCGGAGACGTCCGGGAAGTGAATCGTCATGCTGGCTCCCGTCACTCGATGTCGTAGAGGAGGACGGCCAGCGTGCTGCTGCCGCTCTTCGCCTGCGCCGTCGCGCCCGCGGCGTCCTTGCGCGCCTGCAACCTCGCCGAGTGGTTGCCGGCGGCAAGCGCCGAGGTCCACACCTGCGTGCCGGTGCGAAAGCCGTAGGTGGTGTTGGTGGTGTCGAGGATGCTGCCCGCGAGGTGGCTGCCATCCAGCAGCAGATCGCCGATCACGTTGCCGGCCGACGCACCGGTGCAGGCCCAGCAGATCGTCCCGATGAACAGCGCGTACGCGTGGGCGCCGGTGACCGTGAAGTTCTGCGTCGTGCCGGGGATGTCCTGGTCCGTCGTGGTCAGCGGGGACAGGTCGCCGCTCGCCACGATCAGACTGATCGACGGGGCAAGGTCGGATTCGAGCACGACGTCACCCGGGTTAACGCCCACAACTGTTGTCTCCCATCAGAATGCGACGTAGCTGGGGTGCCAGATGCGCACCCGCGAGCCGGCCAGTAGCGGTCCGCTCAAGGCGCCGACGGTGAAGGTCTGCGGCGAAGAGGCGCCGGCGATCCCAGTCACGTGGATCTTCACGCCGTTCACGACCACGTAGTAATCCAGGCCAGCGCCAGGCGTCCACAGCTTGTGTCCCGAGTCGGTCATCACCAGGAACGAGGTGGCCCCGGCGGCGACGTCGAACGCGGTGAACGAGTGCAGTGTGTCCACTCTGGACCGGCCCATGACGTTCACGTCCCAGGTGCGCCCGGTCGAGCAGGTCGCCGCTACCTTCCAGCCGAACGGGCTGAGCTGTTCGGAGTAGCCCTCCAGGATCAGCGGCACGTCGTCGACGGGATGCTGCGGCGCGACCTGCGCCGGGTTGAGTACATCGATGCGACCGCTCAGCGGCGTGTCGGTCCAGTCGGCGGCCTTCTCGGGCGTGGCGGCCAGGTCGAGGTTCAGCGTCGGATACCTGTAGCCCTCCATCGTGCCGGCGTGTACCGACCAGTGCGCGTAGTCGGACAGCACCGCGTCCCGGAAACTGTTGATCGTCGCGGCGTCGTCATACGTTCCGATCCTGACGGTTCCCAGCGGGCCGTTCACGTCCTCGTAGGTGATGCCCTGCACCCCGTCTTTCCGGCTGTAGGACCAGAGGTTGCGGCTGCGCTGGTCGTCGTCGGCGGGGCTGAACGGCGGAGCGACCTGCCCGGCGGCCATGTCAACGGTCAGCGCGACCGCCGGGTCGTAGCGCGCGGCCCGGGTGATGAAGCCCACCTCGGGGCCGCGTCCGTCGTACAGCAACCCGAGCTCGACGGCCTCGCATTCGCGGTAGTGACCGAGCAGGGTATCGAGACCCTGCGGGCCCATCGCCGTCCTGCTGGTGCCGGTGATGTTGATCCGGGTGAGTTCTTCGGCGCTGAGCCGGTTCAGCCGGTCGATGACGTTCTCGCCGGGATAGCCGAGGATGGCAGCCGTCATGTCCGCCACCGGCTGGGCCGTGGTCCACACGCTGACGTAGCCCTGCGCCACCTGGCCCGACCCGCCGGAGGTAACCAGGGAGATCGCCGTGATCGGTGGCAGATCGAAGGAGTGGGCGGTCCCGGCGTTGTAGTCGACGCTGTCGATGTACACATGCCAGACGACGTCTCCGCCGGTCTGCGTGGCTGTCCACCGGACATGGTGAGCGAGGCCGTCGTACAGGCCGGGCGTGGCGGAGAAACTCTCGGGCGCGCCGTTGAACGTCACGGCCACCCGGCCGCTGCTCGGGAAGAACTCCAGCTGAGGCCAGGAACCGGCACCGCCGAGGTATGACGGATTGATGTCGATGACGCTGGCCGCGTCGTCCCCCGTGCTATCCGAGCCGCTGGCATACGCGAGATCCACGGACCAGGTGGTGCTGAACCCAGGCATCGACACCTGGGCCCACAGCGCGGTGAGCCCTCCGCTGTTGGAGCGGCTGACGACCTGCGGGAGCCACGGCCCCAGGGTCCCGTTGCCCCACTGCGGGTAGGAAATCACCGCCCCGGAGGGATGAGTACCGACGAACGGCCTCAGGCTCTGCGTGCCGTACAGGGCGTCGCCGCCGGAGATGAGCCGGCCGCCCTCCAGCGGCCACGCGGCTACCGGCTTGGTTCCGGTCAGCTTGGTGAGGTACCGGTACGGGGCGGAGCGCAGCTTGCGCTTGCCCTGCCCGAGCCGACGCAGCTCGCCCGACGCGCTGACCGACACGATCGCGAGTTTCCCGGACGTGTCCCAGGTGGGCGGCAATCCGTTGAGGTAGCCCTGGAACCGGACGCTGGCACTGCCAGTGTTTGCGATCACCCGGACCGGGGTGTTACGCCACGACGAAGGGAAGCCGCCGCGCGCAGCGTTGTATGTGGAGTACTCGCCGCTGCTGTTGTCCAGCTGGAACGCGCACCCGGCCGGCTGCGCCTGGGTCGTCTCGTCGGACCGGCCCATCGGCGAGATGACGATGCGCTGCCCGTCGGCCTGGCGCACGTTGTGGGTTTCGTCGTACCAGCGCCACGAGTCCGGGTCGGCCAGGTCGGCGCCCCACGCGAATTCGACGACGATGCTGCCGTCCAGGATGCCCGGCAGATGGATGACGCCACACCACGGCGTGCCGTCCAGATCCGCCCACGTGGTGGCGTCCTGCTCGGCCCAGGCCAGCGTGGTCACGACAACCCCACCCATGCTGCGTCGTTGGAGACTGTGTTGCTGGACAGCGTGAACGTGGTCGGCAGCGCGGTGGCACCGGTGCCGTTGGTGGCGAACCTTGCACCGGACCCGCCGAGCAGGCCGTTAGCAAACTGAGCAACGGCCGGGACACTGGTCCGGCCAAACTTCGCTGACGTGCCACCGACCGAGAGCAGCGCGACGATGTAGTCACCCGGCTGGATGGTCTGCGCGCCGCCGGCTAGCGCCATCGTCTTTGCGCCGGTGGATCCCCACGCGGTGGTCTGGTCGCCGGTGACGTCGAGCTTGGTCGCGGTGCCGCCGCTGATCGAGTACAGCCCGGCCAGGTTCTGGCTGCTGGTAAGGGTGGCGCCCAGGGTGCCGACGTAAACGTGGAGGTTCGTCACCAAGATGGCCTTGCGGACCTTCACCCGGACCAACAGGGGCACGCCGCTCGCCTGCCCGGAAACGCTGCCGGACACCAGGATCGGGTCATAGTTGAACGCCTTGTAGGACAGTTCTTCCGGCGTCCACTCGGGCCGCGGCCAGTTGTCCACCGCGATGGTGCCCGGCGCGCTGGTCGACCCGGTGCGCTCCGCGATACCCGGGCCCCGAGACACCACACTGGTCGAGTCCGCGCTGAACGCGGTCGTCTGGGCATGCAGGTAGCCGCCACCGTTGATGGCCACGAAGGTGGAGCTGGTGATGCTGATGCCGTACTGCGGGCTATTGGTGCCGGTGCCGGCGTCGTCGACCCCGGGGAAGACGGTGGGGCTGGTGATGAGTACGGGCACGGTGGCGCTGGCAACCGCCAGTCCGGCGTAGGAGCCACCGCCGGTACCGCCGTTGCGGCCATCGCGGCGAAGCATCGGCGACTGGATGGCGATCGGGGCGGTGCCGGTCGCGTCGACCAGGATGCCGTGCTTGACGCTGCGGTCAGTCGAGCAGCCCATCAACAGCATGCCGCCGGCACCGGTCCCGATGTTCCAGCTGCCCGTGATGTGGAAGCCGTAGTTGGCCGATCCCTCGCTGCGGCAGGTGGTCACCACCGTGTTGGCGCAGCTCGTCGAGAAGGTGAAGCCGTCGCCGCCGGCGCCGAGGGAGTAGCAGTTGGTGACTTCCGAGTCCGTGTTGCCGCTGAAGCTGAAGCCCACCGATGCGCTGGTGTGCACGACGACCCGGTCCATGACCAGGTTGATGGTCTTGTAGGTGAGCGTGTCAACTCGGGTGTATTGCAAGAACCTGACGCCGCAGTTCGGCGGCTTGTAGATCGAGACTTTCTCGATGCGCAATCCGTCGCACCGACCGTTGACCTGAATGCCGTCAATGGTGCCGGACGTCTTCGCCGAGCAGTCGATGTTCAGGTCGCGGATCGTCACCGATCCGTTCTCGGCCCCGTATCCGCCGACCTCCTTGTCCACAACGGACACACCGGCGTGACCGGCGAATGTGGACAGCAGCTTGACGCGCGCCTGAACGGCCGCACCGCTGGCGCCCAGATCGGTGCGTACGCCGGCCTGACCGGTCAGCGTCACACCCGGTGGCACGATGAGGTCCGAGCCGATGCCGTAGATGCCCGGCGGAAGCCACACCGTGCCGCCGGTGGCCTGCGCCATGGTCAGCGCAGCGTTGATCTGGCCGGCGTCGTCGGTCGTCCCATCAGCGAACGCCGAGAGGGTCTCAATGGTGTTCTTGGTGTACACGACGATGCCACTCAATGCCGACCCCTTCAGCTAATGGTGATCAGGCCCTCGCGGTGCATCCGCATGAACGCACTCGCAAAGGCGGAGTCGGTATTGCCGGCGAAGGTGACGGTGCGGTTGCCCATGTCGCGGTTGGCCCACGCGTTGCTGGTGCCGCCCTGCGCGGGCGTGGAACCAACCGGGCTGTTGTAGCCGCTGGGGACCTTCGGCAGGATCGCACCGTTCGCGTCGGGGACGAACAGCTCAGGAACCCCACCGTCTCCGACCACAACCGGCATGCCCTTTTTCACCGGGCCACCGGCCGCGTACTTGGGAACCTGGCTGTTGTACGTCGTCTGGGTGTTGCCCTTCATCGCCTCGTTGACCACCACGTTGATCCGGCGCGGGATGTGGGCTATCTGGCGTTCCAGGTCAGCCAGGTTGTTGATCGCGTCGGTCAGACCTTCCGTGGCGATGGTGGTGTTGACGTCGTCCGGCACTTTCTTGTATTTGCCGATCAGCCCGTCGATCTCGGCCTTGGTCGCACCGGCCTTTGACAGTTGGCGCTCCAGCGCGCCGGTGTTTTTGTCATACGCCGCAGCCGCCTGGGTGGCCCCCATGCTGGACGCGATGTTCGTGTCGTACTGCTGAATGTTGGCCTGCACAACGGCCAGCACCGCTTCCCTGTTCGCCTGCCCCTTCTCCTTGGTGATGTCGAACTGGAGGCCGTTCTCCTTCAACGAGTCGGCCAGCTTGCTCTCGGATTCGGCGAGCCCGAGGGTCGCCTGGTCCGCGCTCATCAGCGCGTTGAACAGCTTGTCCGACATCTGGCCGGCCAGCGTGTCCGAGGTGATGGCGGTCTGCGAGATCTTGCCGGACAGGGTGTCCATGTCGTCGCCGGCCACAGCGGCGTGGTCGCCGAGGTCCTGGAGTTTCTTGTCCAGCTCCTCGGTGCCGCCCGCTGACCCGGCGAGTTTGCGGTCCAGGTCGCCGAAGTTCCCGGTGAGCGTGTCGAAGACGTCCTCGACCACCGAGAACGCCTTGCCCCCGGCTTCCAACACCCCGCCGAGCCCGACGGCCAGGACCTCGATCAGCCGGATCAGGTCGTGTACCGCGTCGGCACCGCCGTTGGCACCGCCGGAGATCTCGTCGAACATCTTGCTGAACGACGCACCGAGTCCGGGCAGGTCGTCGCCGAGCCGGTCGAGGACGTGACCGCCGGCGTCCATCGCCTTCTCAAACCCCGGCGCGGCTTTCTGGGCCATGACCACGAGGTTCGACAGGAGCTTGTCCGCGATCGGGGCGAGGTGGTCGAACGTCGACTTCAGGCCCGGTTCCAGCCCATCGAACGCGGCCTCGGCCTTGTGGGCCACATCGATCAGCACCGGGGCGAACGCCTTGGTCGCGTCGGTGAGCCCGGCGGACAGGCTTGCCTTGGTGTCGCTGATGGCCTTCATGACCCGCGGGTCGTGCAGCTGGCCCGCGATGCCCACGCCGATACCAGCACCGGCCACGCCGGCGAGCAGGGCGCCGGCGGTGGTCGCCGCGATGACGGGGGCGGCCGCGACGGCCGCGGCCACCAGGGCGACGGTGAGGATGGGCCCGACCATCGGCGAGGACAGGGCACCCTGCAGGCTGGCGGCCATCGTCCGGAAGCCTTCGTCGCCGGCGTTCTCGATGCTGCGGGCCAACACCTTGGCGCCTTCAATGCCGGCTTCTTCGAAGATCTTTCCGAGGCCAGCCAGGTCCTTAGCCGCGGAGCCGGTGTCGATCCGCAGCCGCGAACCCTTGCCGCCACCGAGGGCGGCCAGCGCGGCCTTGAGGCCGACGAGCTTCTCCAGCGCGCCCTTCTCGTCGATGTCGACGCCGATGCGCTGCCGGCTGAGGGTCTCCAGTTCTGCCCGCAGGAACGCGACCTTCGCGTCGGCCTCGGTCAGGTCTGCCTTCGGGTTGATCGTCGGCAGGTGCCCGATCGCCGACTTGAGTGCGGCCTCCACCATGGCGTCGAACCGGCCGAGTTGCTGCTTGTTGTCCGAATCGGTGCCGATCAGCGAGGCGAGCAGGGTGCCCTTGGCCTTCTCGCCCCGGATCGCCTTGAGCAGCTTGGAATCGCCGGTCTGGTCGAACTCCTTGGTCAGGTCCGCCAGGCGACCCTTGGACTTCTCCAGCTCGGCGTTGAGCAGACCGGCCTCGACGGCGGTCTCGCGCATCTGGTCGCCGGTCTCATCGACCTGGTCGGCCAGCTTGTCGAACCCCCGGGCCGCGTCGTCGAGACCCTTCTTGTCGCTGGAGGTGACGATGTCCAGCTTCAACGGGTTAGCCACCCGGTCACCCCCGCGGTCTCAGTTCGCCGTTGCGCCACCGGTCGGCCAGTGCCTTGTAGCCGCGCCACTGCTCATAGCTGAGCCGCTCGATGTCCCACGGCTTGAGCCCGAACAGAAAGCCGAACAGCGGCTCGTACGCCTGCCTCACCCGTCGGAGGTCGCCACCTCCGGCTGGTCCGGGTCGTCTTTTCCCGGGTCATCCGGGGTGACCACGGACATGCCCCGGCGGTTGAAGTCCAGCTCGGCGAACGGCACCGTGATGCCGGCCCGGGCCAGGGCGCACCACACGATCGCCTTGAGCCACTGCGGGTCGTGGCGCCGGACCGGCTTGCCGTCCTCGAGGACCGGCACGCCGTCCTTCACTACCGGCTCGCCGAGCAGGAACGCGAACCAGCGGTCCGGGTCGAAGCCCGGGATGTTCTCGGCCAGCACCTCGGCCTCGCGCTGCATGAGGACGTCCGAGTCCCACGGCAGCAGCTCGGCCGCGCCGAGGCGCTGCTGGTCCGCCGGGGACAGCTGGATGAACTGGCTCATGTCGACCTCTCGATCTGCTCGCGCACGTGGTCGAGCGCGGTATCAACCTCGGCCCGGATGCCGGACAGGCGGGGCTCGATGGTCGGCCACCACCACCGCTTGCCTTGCTGCGCGACCCACACCTTCTTGTTGGCCATCACCGGGTGACGCCAGCCCCTGCGGGTGCTGGCGTCCAGGTAGCGGGGCAGCGACTGAATCGACGCGGGCAACCGGTCGGAGTCGACCTGGATCGTCAGCTTCGGCGAGCTGCCCGACGTGGTCACCTGCGACTCGATGACCCGCGCGATCGTGACCCGCAGATGCTTCTCCGGGGTGCGCATCGTGAACGGCCGACGGCGCCTGGCCCCGCCGGCGACCGGGAAGCCCACGACCGGGACCTTCTCCACCGCGGCCTTCAGGTCCTTGACGACCGGCGCCGGCGCCCGCTTCAGCGCCGCGGTCAGCTCGCGGCGCAGGTCGGTGGCGCCGGCCTTGCGCAACGCCTGGGCGACGTCGCGCAACTTCCGGCCACCGGTGATGGTGCCGATCATCAGCTGGTGGCGCGGGCAATGAGGGCCGAGGACGACAGCGGCCAGGCGGTGCTCACGGTGGCGAGCTCGCCGACCTTGTTGCTGAACGGGTTGTACTTGGAGATCAGGTACGTCGCGGAGTACTCCGGGTTGGTCGCGGAGATCGACGCGGACGTCGGCCGGACCTTGATCGTGACGACCGTGCCGAGTGCGGCCCAGATCGTGGCGTCGACCTCGCTGGCGGCGAAGGACTGGTTCCAGTCGATGCTGATGGTGGAGTCCTCCAGGCCGGCGATGCGGCTGTGCGCGTTGTCGCCGAAAGCGGTGTCCTCCAGCTCCTCGAACTCGATGGGCAGCGTCACCGACGTCGCGAAGTCCGACACGTCGACGCTGTTGAAGGTGATGAGTGCGTCCTTGAATACGAGCGTCACGATGTCCTCCGGGCACGCGAAAGGGCCGTCCGATGTGGACGGCCCCGAGGTGGGTTGCTGCTGTTACTTGATGCCGATGGTGCCGGCGATGGTGAAGCTGCCGGTGATGGCGCTCACGTTGAACCGGAAGTATGAGTCGGTCAGCGGGCCCGCCACCCGGGTCATCCAGGTGCCGCCGGCCACGGTCAGCGGGCCGATGGTGGCCACATCGGTGGCGGAGGTGAACCCGGTGTTGTCGTCGCTCTGCACCTTGACCGTGATGGTCGTCGCCGCGGAGAAGACGTGCAGCGCCGCGTAGAGGTACTGGCCGCTGGCCACCGCGCCGAGCAGCTGCCCGGTGCCGGTCGCCCCGGTCGCCGCGACGGCCGCCTTGGCCTTGGCGATCCGGCCACGCACCGCGCCGGCGGACAGCGAGCCGTTGCCCTTGGCGCCCTTCAGCGCCAGGGTGAACGGCAGCATCTCGCCGACCTTCGCGCCGATCTGGTACGTGGGCGTCATCGCCCGATACATGTAGCCGACGCTGCCGACCGCGCCGTCCAGCGAGTGCGTGGCCACCCACAGCCCGGAGCCCACCTGGCTGAACGCCTGCGGATCCACGGTGCCGGTGCCGGCGGCCCAGTAGCCATCCAGGGTGCCGGTCACGTCCTCCAGCCCGGCCGCCCGCAGCTGGGCCTTGTCGGTGAACCGCGTCCTGCCGAGCTCCGCGTACTCGATGGCCAGGCCGAGCGAGTTCATGTCGGTGGTGAAGTCGTAACCGCCGACCCAGGTGGTGGCGTCGCGGAGCATGAAGCTCATGGCTCAGCCCTTCTTCTTGGCTGCCGGCTCGGCCGGGGCCGCCGGGGCGGCGAGCTCGACATGGCCGGCGGCGATCAGCGCCTCGATGTTCGTGGCCACCGGGTCCAGCTCGACGACCCCACCCGGGGCAACGCCGTCGATCTTCAGGGTCCCGATCACTGTGTACTGGTCCATCACGCTTTCCCCGATCCGGTCACGGTCAGCGTGAAAACGCCGCCGAAGTAGCCAATGACGCCGACCTCGTCGATGCCCAGCGGGCGGAACGAGGAGACGATGCAGTCGTCGCACGCGCCGCCCAGCGTCGGGTCGGCCATGATGGCGGCGACGATGGACAGGTCCCCGGACGGATCGGCGTAACCGGCCAGGGCCCGCTGCCCGATGCGGTCCACCGTCGCGGAGGTCAGCACGGTGATCGTCGGGTTGATGAGGGTCGTCCCGCGCTTCATCGCCGCGTAGAACTCCGGGATGTCCGGCACCCCGATGACGGCCTGCGGCGGGTTGATCTGGCCCGGCTTGACGTCGGACACCCGCAGCCCGGCGATGGTCTTCAGCCGGACCTCCAGGCCGTCCATGACGGCGGTGATACTCATCGCCACGGTTCAGCCCACCAGGATCGCGTCACGCACGTACGGCTTCCACTTCGCCGCGATCATCGGGTTCTGCCGCACACGGATCGGCCCGTACTGGTCCATGTTGGCCACCCCGAACGGCGCGTCCTTCAGCTTGAGACACTCGCTGCCGGCGATCTTCGCGGACTGGATGATCGGCGCGGGCGCCGCGGCCCAGCCCCACCGGGCGGTGATCTGCGCGCTGGCCCGGCGGTTGCGGGTCGGGAAGCACCGACCGCCGACCGCGCGGATCCGCCAGAACGGCCAGCCTTTCTCCCCGTCGACCACACCGTTGAGCGGCTCCAGCTGGTAGTCGCCGGCCGACCAGACAGTCTCGAACACGCCGTCGTCGTCCTGGTCGACGGCGACCACCAGGCCCTGCGCGGTGGAGAAGTCGTCGACCTTCAGCAGTCCGGCGCCGGTCGGGTAGTAGACCCGGGCGCTGGTGGTGCCGGCGTCGTTGAACTGGCGGTGGCAGCACTTCTCCAGCTCGCGGGAAATGGACGCCAGCGCGGTGGTGATCTCGTCGTCGTCCTGGGTGTCGGCGTCGGGAATGCCGACGTAGTTCTTCAGGGCGGCGAGGGTGATGTACGGGTCACCGAGTGCCATCCGTCGCCTCCGGTTGCTCGCGTAGGGCCTGGACCTTCAGCACGTCGGCGGCGAACTGGCCGGACAGGTGGTAGCGGCCGTAGATGGTGGCGTCGTGCTCGTACACAGCCGGCCGGTTGGACAGGGTGTACGTCTCGTCGACGGGCGCCTTGCCGGCCAGCGGGTGTAGGTGCTCGACCACGACCTCTGGCATGTAGCGCAGGCACCCGGCGGCCCGGCCGAGGTCGCGCCAGAAGTCGTCGCAGAACATGTGCCACAGGTTCGGCGGGGCCATGAAGCTCAGCGTCCGGATGATGTCCGAGGTCATCGCTACCTGAGTCGGCAGGCACTCGCCCTGGAGTAGGTCGTCCCCGTACGCGATCCCGGTGCCCATGTCCCGCAGGGCATCGAGGTACATCCGGTCCCACCCGTAGGTGCGTGGCCGGTGGTCGTCGCCCATGAAGCCCACCGCGTACGGGCCGCCATCGGCGTTGGCCAGCCAGACGGCTACCGCGTTCAGCGCGTGGGTCATGGTGGACGGCCGGTCGACTGGCGGAACTGCTTGGATGGCCAGCCCGAAGCCGGTAGTCAGTACCGCCATCTGGCGGTACTCCGGCAGGGTCGGGTCATCCTCGGCAACCGCGAAGACCAACCCGGGCCGGGTTACCGCCGTGTGGTTGAACGCACGCGCCAGGGCGAGCGCCTGGGCCGGCCGCTCGCGCGAGGGGACCACCATCACCAGGTCAGTCACTGGCCTGCTCCTGCATCTCCCGCTGGGCCAGATACCGGGCCGCGCCGAGCACGGTGGGCTTCACATGCCCGATGCGCACACCGGTGTTGACGTGCACCCAGAAGCCGGCCAGACCGACCCGCAGGCAGAACGTCAGGTCCTCGCCGCACGGCTCGCCGCACAGTTCCGTCTCCTGGAACCACGGGAACGCCGCGTTGAAAGCCTTGTCCCGCACCGCTTCCAGCACCGAGCGGTGCATCATCAGGAACGCGCCGCCGGTCGCGGTGACCCGCTGCATGGTGTCCAGCTCGAACGTGGGCCGGCGGATCAGGTACGGACCGTCGTCGCCCTCGGTCAGGTCGTAGAGGGTGGGCCACAGTTCGCCGTCGGTCGCGCCGAAGCACAGCCCGCCGACCACCGGGGCGGACACCGGGTCCGCTGCGGCGAGCAGCTTCTCCACCGAGTCCGGGGCGAACAGCATGTCTACATCGATCTGAAGCAGCCAGTCGCCCCACTCCGGCCGGGCCAGGAACTCCCGGACCACGCCGTTGCGGGGGCCCGCGATGTTCACGCCGGCGTGGAAGCCGCGCATCCCGGTGAGCTGGCGGGGCAGGTCGCGTTCGGTCTGGCGCAGGAAGTCCCACGCGAGCATCCCGGACAGGGACTCTGCGAACGCCGAGCTGACGTCGCCGGGGTGCAGCCACGCCACGAATACCTCGGACAAGGTGCCTCTCCTCTGGGTATGCGGAGACCCTCGGCACCCAGCAGCCGAGGGTCTCCTTCCCACCGCCGCGAACGGTGGGCGATTGGTGCGCCTAGACCCAGGCGCTGGTGGTGGTGAACTGGCGCAGCACCTTCGCCGAGCCGGCCGGGTCGATCAGGTCGCCGCCGGTGCGCCAGAACGCGGCCCAGCCCGCTTGCCCAACGGGAGTGCCGGTCGTGGTCGACATGATCATGTCGTTGTACTTCAGGGTCAGGCCGACCCGGTCGACGACGTGATACGACTTCGGGTCCGCGAGGACCAGCAGCGTCGAGGTGGTGCCCGCCTTCAGGGGGTCCATCGAGGACTCCTTGTAGGCCCCGGCGCCGAGCAGGCTCGGCGGGGTTCCGACGCCCAGGTCCGCCCAGAACGCGCCACCCGAGGTGACCGTGCTGAACTGGCGGATCTGGTTGTACACCGACTTGTGGGCGAACCACACGCTCTCGTCGCCGTGCCGCTCGCTGGTCGCGTTGACCAGGCTGAAGACGTCGGCCACAGCCATGCTCGCGCCGGCCGAAGCCACCCGGGAAGCGGTGGTCGCCACCGCGGCGGTCACCAGGCCCTTGGGCTGGGTGGTGCCGTTACCGGTCGCGAACGCCGCACCGTCGAGCCGGTCCTTCGCGTCGGCCACCAGCATGCCCAGCGAGGAGGCGAAGCCGCTGTCGGCCAGCGCCTCGTAGGAACCGACCACCCACGCGAACGCCTTGTATGCCGGGATACCGGGCCGGGCGAACCCCGGGGTGTTGTCGCCGGAGGCCGTGTTTTCCGCCAGCCACCCGGCGGTCACGCCGTCGGAGGTGACACCGTTCCACGAGTTGGTCAGGGTCTGCTTGACCGTGGCCAGGTTGCGGATGCTCGACTTGATCCCGAGGTTGGTCAGGATGATCGTCGGGTCGAAGGTGAACGGCATCAGAGCGCCACCGGCGCTGTCCGGGGTCAGCGAGATGGCACGCCGCAGGCTCGGGCCCATGTACCGGCCGCCGGACTCGAAGAACTCCTCGAACTCGCGGTGGTACTCGGCCGACCCGGTGAGCAGAAGGTGCCGGGCCAGCAGTGCCGCCTGCTTGCCGTCCTGGTCCAGCATCGCCAGGATGTGCTCGCGGCCCTTGTCGTCGAGGTGCCGCGGCGCCTTCTCCACGGCCATCTGCGCGCGGGAGATGACGTCGGTCGGCTCGGCGAAACCGGACCGCAGCGCCTCCAGCCCCTCGTACGGGTCAACGGTCCGCGTGACCTCCGGGGCGCGCGGCGTGCCCGGCTCGACGTTGGCCGGGTCCAGCGCCTTGGACCGCACCAGGGCGATCTTCTCTTCGTAGGCCAGGGCCGCGGTGCGCTCGGTCTCCAGGACCTCGAACTCCTCCAGCGCCGCACCGGAGCGGGTGACCTGCTCGTCGGTGGGCTCCTCCAGCTCGTCGAGCTCGATCAGCTCGGCGCGCAGGACTTCCTGCTCGGCGGCGATGACCGCCGCCTTCCGCTTAGGCATTGCGTACTCCGTTTCGGATCATGTCCATGCGCAGCCGCGCACGGGCGATAGCCAGCCGACCGGAGTGCGCGTCGCGCGAGTCCTCGGCGCCGGGCCCCGACTCTTCGGGGGTGGCAGATGTCTCCGTGCCCGCCGGTACCGGCGGGGTGGTGGACAGGGCGCGGATCAACTCCGCACGCTCGGCCTCGGTGAGACCAGCGATGTCGTCGGCGATCTCTACCGCCGAGCGGACGGCCATGATCTGGGCCTCCGGGTAGTAGGCGATCGGGGTTGGCCCGTAGTCGGACAGGCCGAGTTCCAGGCGGGTCACCGTCGGCAGCGCCGCGCCGGGACGCGTCCGGGGTACCCGGGCAGGGTCGGAGCGGTAGACCGGGCCACGGAAGGACTGGGCGGTGATCTCGTCGTTCTTGATGGACTCCAGCACCCGGTCCGCGAACTCGCTGAAGTTGTAGCGCGTCCGGGTGAGCAGTCCCCGCGCGTCGGGCTTGATCTCCAGCGGCAGCCCGAGGGGCACCTGGGCCAGCGCCATCGGCTTGCCGGCCAGGTCCAGTCCGTGGTTGTAGAGGCACATCGCCTTGGCGCCGCGGCCGTTGAGGGTCCGGTTGAACGACGACCGGTGGATGTCCTCGATGTAGTGGCCGTGCTGGTCGGTGATCTCCTTCGGCACCCCGAAGACGGCCGCATAGGCTTCGACGGTTCTGCCGTCGCCGCCCTTCGCCCGGGACACGATCTCGATGCCCTCCAGGGGCCAGATGCGGTGGTAGGTCTCCACTGTCGCCTCCTATTCGCCGTCGAGGGTGGGGGTGGGGTCCACTTCGGTCGCCGGCGCCGGCGGTGGGTTGGCCTCCGCGGCTGGACTTCCGGGCGCGGCGACCTTGCCCGGGGGCTGCAACTGCACCGAGTAGAGGCCGGAGTGGACCAACAGCGACTCATCGCCGGCCAACACCGACTTGACCACCGACTCCGGTTCGAAGCCGGCATCGGTGAGTTGGCGTATCGTCTCGGCCTTCTTGAACGCGATGTTGGCCGCGTCGGCCTGGTCCTCACGAAGGAACGCGATATCCCGGTCGTCGTACCACAAACGCAGCGTGCCTTCGACGGTGCCGGCCGGCACGTCGATGATGCTGGCCAGCGCCGCGCACGCCGAACGCCACTGCGGCCGGGCCCAGCCGTCACCGAACGCCCGGCGGGCCTGCGCATAGTTCGAGTAGGTCGACGCCTGCAAACCCTCGGACAGGCCAACGATGATCGGCGGCACGTGACCGGCCGCGCAGATCCGGGTTTCCCCGGCGCCCTGCGTGCCCTTGAAATCGAGCTGGCGCATGTCCGCCGTAGCCAGGGTGACGTCCGCACCGCCGCCGACGTACATCGGCTTGTAGGCGTTCTCCACACCCTGGTGGGCCGCCTTCGTCTCGGCGATGAACTCGCGGAACTGCTCGGCCGTCACGGTCTCCTTGACGGAGATGACAGGACCCAACGTCGCGCCGTTCTCGAAGAACCGAAGCTTGTGCTCGGTCGCTGCCCGGTCCGCCTGGATCTCCCGGACGACCGGAGTCAGCCAGGACATGCCGCGGTACTGCGCGTCCGGATCCGGGATCGGCGACCAGTGGCAGGTCTCCTCCGGCAGGAACAGCTCATCGGTCGAGGTGGGTTCCAGCCCAGCCATGACCCGGCCCGGGTGATACCAGTAGCCGATCACGTCGGACTGGGTCGCCTCGGCCGGCGGTGCCGACAGAACGATCGTCACCCAGTCCGGGCGCAGTCGGCGGATCCTCTGCAACTCGCGCACCGCGTAGAAGTTGCCGGCCAGGCTCGCGTCCTGTTCCATGCGGGCCAGCAGTTCCCCGGTGGTGCCGTTGGGCCAGGGGTTCTCCAGCAGCGCCAGATCAGCGGTGCCGAACAAATCACCCGGCCGGCCCTTGTTGAATCTCTGCCACTGGAAGCGCATCTCGGAGAACAGCAACAGCCTGGTCAGGATGACCGCGAACACGACGCCGTTGGACTTGTAGGCCGCCTGGGTGTACCCGGCGAAGCTGTTCTCGATGTCCTCGGTCTTCTGGTAGGGCGAGGTGCCCGACCCGTACAGCCCGAAGTTCCCGTACGCGGAGGTCAGGTCCCGGCCATAGTCGTCAAGGCTGTACCGGGCCACCGTGTTACCGCCGCGCAGAAGGTCCCACAGCTTCACGGTCACCGTCCTTGACGTCGATGGCGAACAGGGTGACCACGATCAGCGCCAAGCCGGCACCGAGCAGCCCGTACGGGCCGAACAACCACGTCAGACCGGCAACCGCCAGCAGCAACGCGAACGCGAGCAGGCAGACAGCCTCGATACGTCTCACCCGTACATCACCCACGGCTTCGGCAGAGGGGCCGCGGGCACCTCGTGCAGGATCCACAGGCCCATGCACAGGGCGACCGCGGCATCGATGTGCCGCTTACTCTTGCCCTTCGACAAGGTGAAGCCCCGCTCCTGCTCGCGCTTCACCGCGGCGTTGATGTGCGTGGTCAGCTCCGGGTCACCGTCGTGCACGATGTGCTTGCCGGTAATCAGGTCGAAGGCCAGCCCGCACGCCGGCGCCATCCGGATCGGAGACTGGTCGAACTCGATCGCCAGAACGCCGGAGTCCTCCAGCATCCGGGCCGGCAGTTCGAAGAACCGCGGGTCGTACACCACACCGCGGAACCCGCTACCGGTCGCCAATCCCTTGGCGTGGTTGAACACGTCGAGGTGGTCGATCGGGCCGCCGGTCGGTTCCCAGATCCGGGAGGTCACCGCGAAGCGGCCGTCGGGCAGCTGCTCGATGCGGTCCACCGCGACGCTGTCCCGCTTCAGGGCCATGTCGACCGCGACCACGAACGGGTTCGCCGGGTCGGACTTCCATTTGCCCGTGCAGGCCGTCCAGGCGCCCGAGTGGTCGCGCATCCACGAGTCTTCGGCGACGTCGACCCACCTGTTCGCGAAGTAGCGGATCCACTCGTTCGGCGGGTAGTCGGGGTTACCCCAGCTGTTGACCCGGTCTCTGACGTGCCACAGCACACCGGCCGCGCCGGATGCGGCGATGACCGCCTTCTCCCTGTTCTTCGCGACCTTGTAGTTCAGGCCGTCGGGCGCCTCGCGCCAGTCGAACAAGAACCGCGGCGCGACGCGCGGGTTCCGCTCGACCCGCTTGCCCAGCTTGTACAGGTCGCCCAGGATCGAGTGGTCCTTGTCGAACCCGGCGGTCGACAGCGAGATGATCCGCCCCGAGCCGTGCACCGTCTTGCGCTTGCGGGTGGACTTGCCGACCACCGTGGATACGCGGGCCTTGCGCGAGCCGGCCTCGCCCCACTCGTGGTACTCGTCCTTCACGAACAGGGTCGGCAACCCGCCCTCGTTCGTGCCGGCCACCGCGGCGATCCGGAAGATGCGGCCCGGGCGCCCATCGGCGAACTTTATCTCCGTGTCGTAGACGTTGAAGAACCCGACCAGCGGGGACTCCTTCGCCATCTGGTCCCGGCCGCCGCACATCGTGGCCACCACGGAGAACAGCAGATCGGCCTGCTCGAACGACGCCGCGGCGATCGGGATGTTCGGGCTCGACACCGCGATCGGCGGCGGCCCGGCGAACTCGAGTACCACCAGCGCCGCGATGAACGTCGTCTTGCCGCCGCCGGTCGCCTCGCCCCGCAGGGCTTCGTCGTAGCGCCACTGATCGCACTCCGGGCAGTACTCGTACCAGCGCCAGAGGAACAGCCGCTGGTCCGGCCGGAGCTTGATCCGCTGGCCGTAGAAGTCGCCCTCGCCGCAGATGCAGTTGTCCTCGATCCATTGCACCGCGATGCCGCCATGCGTCGGCCACAGCTCGCCGGCGGCGGGCTTCCACCCGCAGGCCTGGCAGCCCGGGTCAGCGGGAGGAGATGTTGACGACGCGCGGGTCGCTCTGCGGCGAGGCGGCGCCTTCGACGGACTGCGGACCGGCACCCTGGCCACCCCCGTATCCGTCGTTCAGTTCGTCGAGGGACCGCTTCTCGGCGATGACCGCGATGCCCAGCGCGCTGCGGTGCAACGGGCCGATGCCCAACTGCTTCTCGCAGTACTGCACCGCGGCGAGCGAGCGGTGAGCCGTGCCGTACGCCGGGTTCTCCACCGGCTGGCCCTGGCTGCCCGTGACGATCGGCTGCTGGTCGGCGACGGCCAGCAGTTTGAAGTAGCGGTCCAGCTCGGTGATCCAGCGGACCAGGATCACCTTGTCGACGGGCGTGTGCACCTGGGCGACCCGGTCGTCCCAGTAGGTCTCCCAGTAGGGCAGCGCCACATCGGACACGGACTCGGGCGGATCGAAGCGCGTACCGGCCACAACCGCCAGGTCAGCCCGGCGCCCGTTGCGCGAGTCGACCGCGGTGCCGGCGGGCTTCTTCGTGCGTGGCATGTCGCCTCACAAAAAAGCTGGTCGGGGACAAAACGGACGGCCTTGGTACCACGGATAAAGATCGGGGGGTTATGGGTCAGGCCCCTATTCGGACATTTTCACGA